TTGCCGAACTTGTTCGGAGCCCCCGAGAAGTTTCGGAACAGCAGGCGTGCGTTGCGAATAATGTAGTTAGCCATCGTGTGTTCTCCTATCAGTAGTTCTTGAGCCAATCGGTGATGCGCGAGATCTCCTTGCGCATCACGGTGAGCATGGTGTCCTCGTAGTCGCTGCAGACCTCTGGAACTTCCTCGTCAAGGGTGGTCAGAATTCCAAGATGCGTCTCCTTCGTCTTGGTCAGAATACCGAGAACATGATCCTGAAGAATCGCCGCCTCCTCGGCATCCAGACGTCGTGTAAAAGTCTCCATGTGTTCCTCTCTGTAAAATGATAATCCATACCCGTTGTTCACGGATACGGATTCGGAGTCACTTCTCCTGATCGTTCTCGTTGTCCTTCGCGTCGTACGCGGCCTGGCAGATGCCTGTAACGGCACCCGCGACAACCGCGGCAACAGCGATCTTGACGAGCTTCTTGTTCATGGTCTTTCCTTTCGATAGTGGGGTCTCCATTATAAGCTTTGTCGAGCTCGCGATGAAGACCCCACTGCCGAATGTCAGACGGCTCGGAAGGTCTCTTCGTCGCCGTACTTACGGATCTGATCCAGGGCATCCTCAGCCAACTTGTCATAATATCGATGGTCGATTTTTGCCCCGGTCAGAAGAGCGTCCCCTGACTCCATCCAGAGGTATCCCTTTGTTCCTGCGACTGCGCCGTAGGATATGACGTCTTGGCCATCGGAGTCTTTCCTGCGCGTTTCGCGTAGAAGTCTTCCGCCTCCTTCGACGACCGGAACGAACGTTCCCACACGACCAATGAATTTGAGATCCTCAGGCACGATGTCGTCACTATCGGGTGCGAGATACATCCGGCTTGTGACTGACTTTGCCTGGATGTAGTCCTCGAACTCGACGGGCTCTCTGGTGAACAGCTTCTTGTATACATAGGGCTCCTGGAATTGCTTGCCGGTTGCGTGCCATCCCGAGTCGTCATGCGCAATGTACACCGCATCGTTTACAAGGCACATACGATCGTATGTAGCCTCATGCTCGAAGTCGTACCCGTACTTCTTACCGAAATCCATGACGAACTGGATGTCGTCGGGAGTTGCGTTGGGAATCTTGATCGAATCGGTTTTGATATGCGCGACCGTCAACCCTCGCTCCTGAACAGCCTCCTTCAGATCAACCATGAATAGGGCCCCGCGTTTCGCGACGATGTTGTCGACGTTACGGGGGTCCCGAAAGGGATTGTCGAACTTGGCAGCCGTGAGTCCGTAGACGCTGTTGATGGCGATCTTGAGGGCATATGCGAGGGCTGAGAGCTCTTCTTTCGATCCCAGGTACGGACCAAGAGCACCCCCAAGAAGACTAGCAGCGGATGCCGTATCGCCATGTTTGACGGCGATCCTAGCCATCTTGATCTCCGAAAAGCGCGACGTGTACTCGCCGAACAGATTGAGTTGCTCAATGGACGTAGGATGCAGTGATGCAACATCCAGAAGAGCAACATCGTGATGAATACCAGGCTCAGCATAGACGTAACCTCCTTCGCCGACTTCCACGCCCTTGTACGTGGATTTGCCGTATTCGTACTTGTATCCGGGGAACATCTCGCTCAAGTCCGTGTAGACCAGCTGCGGATGCTTCTCCCTGCCGAAAATGATTCGGGTCGTAAGGGCGTTAGTCGAGTGATTCGGCGTAAGCCCGGCCACCTTGGCGAGAACCTGACGTGCGACCCAATCTTCGTGGAGGTGCTCGAACACCTTCTCCGTGGATATGACGTCGTTATCGCAGTACTCGCTCACGCGGGCCCAGTGCTCCTCGGGCACCGGTTCGTCCCAGTCGAAACCGAGCTCGTCGTGCTTGAGACCGAGCTCGATCTCCCACTTCTTCAAGGACTGCTTCTTCGCCGCGAAGTCGTACACATCCGTGTACGAGAGATTATACGCCTCGACGAAGCCGGCCTCGACGTGGGACTCGATGATCCTCTTCGAGAGCTTGTAGAGCTCGTAGTTCGAATACCCGATGATTCGTGCGTAGAGGATGTGGTTGTCGTACCTCCGGTTATTGAATCCGACGAGACGATTCCTGCACAGCGACTCGACTTCCTCCGGGTCCGGATTGATCATTCGGACCACCTTCTCGTTTCCCTTGACCTTCCAGTTGAGGAGGAAGAGGTTGGGAAAGACCTCGCAGTCAAAGAAAATGAGGTCCCCGTCCGACACAGGCGGGTTCTCGGATTCCTCGTCATTCTCGGACTGGAAGTGCATCTTCGCCACCTGCTCGAGGCAGTACGCCCCGTGATGGGTGCTGGATGCTGCGAATGCCATGACCTGGTTGCGCATGTCCGAGATATCATACGACAGATCTGACGAATACGCATCGTCCAGAATCTTGCGAATGAAATCCACGCTCGGTTTGGTACCCGGATGTATCTCTTTGCGAAGGTTGCGCAGAACTAGTTGGCGCAGGGCCTTCTCGCTCTTCATGCGGGTGTCCGAGATCACAGGTTCTTCCTTGAGAGGGAGGTCCCCTTCGGAAAGTCTCGCAAGAGTCGGTCGTCCTCCGCATTTGGTGAGACGCCTGCGGAGTGCTGACTTTCCTCGATAGACTTTGCACTCGATTCCGTCTTCAACGAAATTGCGGAGTCTGTCGGTGTCTCCATCGTAAACGTAATGGAGGTGGATACCTCCTCCGCTTCGTGAGAGCTCAGCGTATGTAGGAGGCCACTGAGCTGCGGCTGCAATATTGCGCTCAAGAGATTTGGATCCCCCTTCAGAGAGATCGAAATCGATGACGATCTCGTTGACTGGTGGACGGACAAAGTGCTCGCTCCTCGTGTCGAGTTCCTTCAGTGTTTTCGTGACGTCATCCCAGGGCTTTCCGGGATGGCCGTCAGGGGTGGCGTACTGCGCAGGTCTATCCGCATACCGCTCGTCGAGATACGAGTCCGTACTATCCAGTTTCAACCACGTTTCGGGTTTCTCCTGAACGATTCCATCCTTGTCTCGAAGGGAATCATGGTCGAACCCGTAGTACACCGATCGCCGATTGAATCCTTCCCGCTGATCTCGATCGCGGAACTCCTTGTAGAAGTCCTTCAACGATTCGCGGAATACATACATCGGCATCTTATACTCGATGTTCGCCATGTCGCAGTACTGCTTGTACAACGAATACGCCCTTTTCAGGGTGATGCCTTCCGGGTCGTCCAGCTCGTCCTCCATTTCAAGAACGAAGTTGAACAACGGCTCGGTCCTACTTCGCATGGCAATGGGTTCATATGCGTCATATGCCCACGGTCCCAGTGCGCGATACACCTCAAGGCAATGCTCCGCTATATGGGGGATTGTCTCGGATATCTCCTGCATGCAGAGCTCGTATTGACTTCTGGGCAGACGATATCCCGAAGGGCGAACATCGACCAAACGGCGAATAACCCCGGATTTCGCGTCCGTAATCTTCACCGGCGAGTTCGTGCCGACGAAGAGCATGGTGTCAAACGCGATCTCGTACAGACCCTTGCCTTTCTCGTCCATGATCTGCCTCTCGTGCGAGACGATCTGATTGAGGCGAGTGTTGTCCTCGATCCTACTCAAGTCTCCGTCATCGTCGATCGCCAACAACGGATTCGACTTGAGAGGTTCGAGAGCGAAACGGTTCTGCGCCTGCCCGAGGGCTTTCGCCTGAAATGTCCCCACGTAGTCCTCGAACAGCATGTTGAGAATCCGGAAGAACGTGGATTTACCGACGCCGCCTCGTCCGTAGAGCACGAAGAATTTCTGAATCTTCTTACTGTCGCCCGCAAGGATCGAGCCGGTAGCCCACTCCAACTTCTGCCTCTCCGGAGGTTCGAAGAGTGTTCCCATGAGCCTGTCGTAGGCGCTGCAGTCGCCCTCAACAGGATCGTAGGAGAGACGCTTGGTGGCGTAGTCCTCCTTGCGTTTGGGAGAGGAGCGGAATAGGATATTGCGGTCCATAGCTCGGGGGTTGTCGGGCATATTGCGCAACCAGGACTTGAACAACTTGTACTGCCCGCTGTCCTGGTCCTCGAGCTTCATCACCTTCGGATTCCCGTGCTCCAAGGAATATGACTCGAGCGTCTTGTCGACCAGATGCACGAGATCGAATTCCTCGGTGGACCACAAGCCTTTTTCAGGCAAATATACCGCGTAGAAAGCGCCTCCGCGAATGATCAGGTCGTCGGGGCACGTGTTTCGGTATGACGGACGGACTTTGCGGACCTTTGTCTTATGGTCCTCGTACTCCGTCACTTTGAAAAAGCTCATGTGCTCTCCTTACAAGGGAGACACCTCGTTCGCGTAGTACTGCATCTGGTACCACAGCTCAGTGTCTCGCATATCCTGAGGCGCCACCCCCTCTCTGAGAAGGAACAGTCCGCCAAGACCGTCTCGGTCGTATTTTATGTCGATAACATCGTCAGCACGATCGAGAATCTCGGCTTCGTAGCTCTCCGGGTCCGACCAGAACTCGGTGTCGTCGATCCCGTCAAGTACCAGATTCGAGACCATCTCCCAGAACCAGAACGCCGTGTCCTCGTCGCCGGTGATCTGCCCGAGGCGATCGGCGATGGCGATCATTACCTCGAGCAGGGACACATTCATGAAAGGACGCACGGATGTGTGATCCAGGCACGTGTCGGAGATCAGATCAGCACGAAGCTCCTGAGCGTCCTGAATGCGGTTTCCATCTATACCGCGGGTGTCCCTGAACTCCACCCCGTCCAGGACACTCAGAAGCATCCTGTAGGACATGTCCGTGATGTCTTCGCGGTCCGCGGCCACAATGTCATAGAGGACGTCGAAATAACGCTCCTCCTGCCGCTCCTTCTCAAGATCCTCTAGAGTGCTCATTCGTCGATACTCCTAAGAACATCCTGCTCGTATGAATCCTCGACGATCTCGAGCTTCATCTGCAGGTCCTTGTGGGTGTTGTAGACGTAAAAGGTGGTAAGATACCCCAAAGTGCTCTGGGCTCCCATCTCACCGATCCATCCATTAACATCCTCGATCACGACGTTGTTCGAATCGCAGAGGACGTCGTCAACTGTGTAGTACCGGACTTCCATGCGCTTACTCTCAGGAACAGCCTCGTAGGCCTCCTGGCTCGAGTGCTCCATGTCGACCGGCTCGTCGATAATGTCGGGGTTCTTAGCGTAGTCCTCCTCGACGAGCTTGCGAATGCGCTTCGCCTCGTTCATCTGCTGAACCTGGTAGGACATACGGCCGTTTTCGTACTCGAGCCTCTTGCTCTTCTCCTCGAGCTTCTCGACGGTCTTGGCGGACTCGGTCGCGTGCTGCGCATAAACCTCGACGTCCTTGTGCGCCGCCTCGAGGGAGCTTTGAAGCTCGTCTTTCTCCTGGGCGGCACTGCGCCGCGCCAGAGAATATCCCAGGCCGAAGCCCGCGACAGCCCCCAGCGCGGCAGCAGCAACGATAGCGACTTTAGTGTTCATCGGACGGAAACCTCGTCAATCTTGTCCCAGATCACGCCATCGACGTTGAAGTCCAGGAAGAAATCAGTAACTTCACGACCCCTGGCGGCGTCGTAGTGGCGGACATTGCAGGACTCGAAGTCCCCGAAGGAGATGTAGCCGTCCCCCTCACCGCCCTTGTAGACCCATCCGACGACCGCTCCAGCAGACGTCTTGGGCAGACCCAGAGTAGTGTACGCGTCATTGAGAAGCACGTAGCCATCACACATGAGCTTGTTGTTCAGGTACTTCTCCTGAGCGTTCAGCATCATGATGTCGAAGTCCTCGTTCGGCTCCCACAGAGAGGCGTTCTCATCGAACACCACGGCGTACTGCGACATACCGTACTGGTCGAGGACACTCTGGTCGTCGACACTCTCGTTGCCGTCCTCGTCGACCTTGACGGCCTCGGACAGGATCGCCTCTCGACTCTTGCTCAAGGCCTCCTGAACTGCTTCGGCGCCGAAAGCCTTCTCGATGGCGCTCTTGTACTTGCGCAGAGACTCGTCGGCAGCAGCAACCGCCATGGTCAGTCCCGCGATGCGCTTTGCGGACAGACGGTGCGCTGAAACGACGCTCACGGTACCGATGGCACCCGCGATCAAAGCAGGACGGTAGTGCTTGGCAACCTTGAGAACGAAGCGTCCGTAAGTCTTGGCCCTCCTGGCGGCAAGCTCCTGCTGAGCCTCCTTCCCAGACGGCTCGGGAGTCTCCTTGAGCTCGCTGATCTCGAGAAGGTCGTCGTACACCTCGCCCGTGAGAGTGAAGGACTCCTTGACGGCCAGGGCGGTGCTGGTGGTGAAAGCCGCAACCCCCAGAGCCGTGAGAACGGCCGGGGCGTGCTTGGACAGGACCAGAGAGGCTTTGCCGAAGCCCCTGGTCAGGATCGATGAACTCATTTGATGAAGTTCCTTTCGCGGTAAGAGTGATATAAGTATACGATTCTAGAATCGGGGAGGGCGTTAACGGTCTTGACCCAGTCCTCTCGATCCGGGTTGATTCCGATCAGCGCCTCTCGCATTCGTGATAGACGCATAATACCGTACCCTCGGTGACATATAATGGAGGAACGCCAGCGTTTGAAATGCCAGCGCCCGCTCCGCCCCAGCGATCTTGAGTACCGCCAGGGCGGAGACGGTTGCTGTGAGGACATCGTCCACCACCGAGTCAGTCGGGGAAGTCATCGTAGCAGGCCCAGACAATCCCGACGAGAATGACGAAGATGATAATCGAGACACTCATCGTAGGGTCCATTCCATGAGAGCGACGAACAGAACGAGCGAGACGATGGAGAATGCGCTGAACCCCATCACTTGCCTCCTGCACCAACGAGAGCCACAGCTGACAGAACTCCAAGGAGGACCAGGAACAGAACCCAGCCGTTCATCAGGGCCCCGACGATGATCGCTCCATATGCGCAAGCGATCAGAAACCAGAACAGAACGAAGAGCCAATCGATCTTTTTCATTCTTTGAAATCCTCCACTAGCGCTGACAGGAGAGACGCGATTACGGCGACCGTGATGATGATCTTGGCGATGATTCCTGGACAGATCCACATCACCCATATCGCCGAGAGAACGACTACGGCGACAATGATCCACGAGATGGTTTTAGCGGGTTCTTTTCTCACAACGACTCCGGACGAGGCAGGTTGATGACATATCCTTCGGCGACTCGCATGATGCTGGCCCCTCGAAGATCGCGCCAGCCCCAGCGGTCATCAGTGTACTCCTTGCTGACGCCGACGTAATCGTAGAAGTCGGAGACAGCGGCGAAGTCGTACTCCTCGATCGTCCGATCAAGGTTGTTCAGGACCTCCTCGGCCTCGGTTCGGGACTGGATGACGATCCTCGAGAAATCGTACTGTCCAACGGGCTTGACGAAACCCCGGTTCCCGGACGAGGTGTTGCCACGATCCCGATAGACTCGGGAATATGACGTGTGGTCCGTCCTAGCAGTGCTCAGAGGCGTCCTGTTCTCCCCAAAGAGTAGACGATTGACGCCCGTGGTCACCATGTCCGAGATCGTGTTCTTGACAGCCGGAACAACCACATCCCAGACGAGGAAGTCACCGACGCTCTTCACGTCGTCGCCGAGAAATGCGTCCCGCGCCTTCTGCTGGATTGTGCGATCCTTGACGATGGCCGGTTTTGACGTAACTCGCTCGACGGGCTTACGGTTGCTGTTTGCGGGAAGGGATCCGCGAATCGGCACGCTGCTGGACATGTATGTGTTCCTTTCGTTTATAGTCAGTTAGAGGCGAAGAGCTCGGGGTGCTCCGCCTTGGCCTGGTCGATCAGCGACTTCGGGAAGATGCCGTTGAAGAACGCGATCGCCTTCTCCTCCTTCTGGACAAGACTGAGAAGGCACTCGTCATAGAAGATGGATGACTGGAACTCGTGGAGGATCTCCTCCGACTTCTCGAAGTGGAGGCCGTCTGCAGACTTGCGCCCGTAGCTGGAATCCATCAGAAGCTTGAAGAAATCGTACAGAGTCCACGTGTCCTCGTCGGTGACGTCCTCGCGCTTCTTGTTCGCAAGCGTGGCGATCGTATCCTCGATCCCTCGAGGCAGCTTTCGCTGAAGGGCGAGAACGTCCGTCTTGTTGAGGTGGAACCAAAGCGTCTGGGTGTGCGAGTTTCCGTCGAAGTCCTCGGCCGTCACGGTCTGCTTAATCATGCGATGCTCCTTAGTGAAATGATAACCCATGAGCCCGTGTTAGGGGCCCATGGGGTCGAGTGTCTGTCAGATGGATGCGTCAGTCTTCGTTCTCGTCCGCCGAGTCGATCTCGGGAACGTCAACGCCCTCGGTCAGATCGGCCACGTCGGCGTCCTGCTTCGAAGCGTTCTTCACGACCTTGCGGATCACCACAGCCAGCGCGATGCCGGTGACTGCGGGAGCAGCAATGCGTGCGAACTTCTTCGCCGCGGGAACAGCCTGCGTCCAGTCGATCGTGATGAAGGGAGCGTCTTCGCTCTCGTTCTCAACAACGGTGGTGGAGGTGTTCTCAGACATGAGTATTCCTTTCGGATAGATGGGTTCTCATTATAGGGCATGTTAGGGTTGCGAATAGAGAAACCCAGAGCCCTTGTTAGGGGCTCCGAGCTCTCCGGTTCAGGACTGTTTCATGGATCGAATCGTCTCGACCGTCTCCTCGACCTGATCTCTGATCGACTTGCCCGTGGCAGAGCCGACTGCGGCTGAAATCGCGTGAACTCCCACGTGGCGCATCACCGTGACGGCGGTGCCAGCGGGAGGACACAACGACATCAGAATCGCGTCGGCTGCAGCACTAGCAGTGACATCAGCGACAAATCCGGCAACGGATGAGATTCTACTTGTCATGGTGGTTCCTTTCTCTCGTTATAGTCTGTGTTCGTCACGCGAACCGGAACCAGGCCTCCGTGGGCTCAAGAAGGAAGTCCGTGACAACGCAGGGCTTACCGTCATCCGTGATCGTGGACCCGAAACGAATGTCGATCGCATTCGGCTCGTTCCAGCCCAGCTGCTGACCGAGATCCGTCGGCTCAAGACCGACAGCTGCGTAGAAGTCGTTCAGAGACACCAGATCGCCCTTTAGCAGCTGGTAGTTCAGGTTGTTCTGGATCTGCCGAACAGTCTCGATCGTGGAGTGGAAATAGCGGCCACTGTGCCCGTCGTAGAACAGGACGTCCCCCGATCCCACGACAGTCGTAGTAGGGGGAGTCTTCACTCGCTCAGCAGCTTGAGTAGCAAGCTCACGTTCCCGATCGTCGCCAATCTCCTGTCGTGTCGTGGCACGGTAGCGGTCGTACGACTCCTTCGTGAACGCGTAGGCTGCGGCTGCTGCGGCTTGACGACGATTCCCGATTGCAAAGGCGCCCACGATGGACGCCGCTGTTGCCGCACCGGCGAGGGCTGCGGGGACGTAGAGTTTGTAGGCGACATTGTACTTGGTCTTCCAATCCTTCTCGTCGAACGTGCGCTGCCGGCGCTTGATGGCCTGGACCTCTCGATCCGCCTTGACAGCCAGGTATACGGTTCCACCAAGACCTGCCACTGCGGACCCTGTCAGGATGGCCGGGAGGTTCCGGACGATCCACTTGGATGCCGTCGTCACCAGTGCAGAACCCATGTGTGCTCCTATCTTATCGTGAGAAACCCAGAACCCTTGTTACGGGGTTCGTGGGTTGAGTTGTGAATATGTTCAGGCGGTCACGTGATCCTGAGCAAGCCGCTCGTAAGCAAGCCGCTCGAGCGCGTTCGCGTACACGGGATCGGCTGTCTTCTCGAGGTTGTCGAGGTACAGCCAAACCGCGAGCGAGTCGTGCAGAGCGATCTCCTTGAGCTTGGTGCCGTAGGACATGGTGTATTCCTTCCAATAGTCGGGGTCTCATTATGAGGCATGTTGAGTTTGCGAGTCCTGACGCCCCACCCGGGAATTTTTAGAATCCAAGTCCCAGAACCCATGTTCTTGCGAGTTGCTCGAATATGGGTTCTGGGACATTGAACGGTCAGATGCGGACCTTCGTGATCAATCCGAGTGCCTTGCTGGTAACCGGCAGGATGCTCTCAGCTTTCACGACGAGAAGGACCGACACGAGAGACGTCGCGCATGTGACGATCGTGTCCGGGGACGGAAGCTTTACAGCTCGCTGCTTATCGAGTTCGCTCTCGTGCTTCTCGGCACGCCGAGTCTCGTCTCGATGCTTCGCGCAGATGGCTTCCAGTTCACGGATGTTGGCGAGCGCATTCGCGTACGCCTCCGCATCGGGGTCCATTCCGTCGATGAATGCGTAAGCGTCCTTCAGGGCGTTCTCAGCATTGTGTTCGGGAGTGTTCATTTCGGGTTGTCCTTTCAGATGGGGTTCTCATTATAGGACGTGTTGAGGACGCGATCAGGCGACCTCGTTCACCGCCAGGGTGACGGTCTTGTTCTCGGTAAGGTCCTTCGCAGGCTTCTCGAGAGCGGCGTAGACTTCCTGCTTGCCGTGGTCGACGTGCAGCACGCCGTCGGTGGACGGGGTGTAGTTCTTGGCGGAGATGCCGAGCAGCGTGCCGAGGAAGGTGTCGACGGCGGCGATGGTCCCGACAACCGCGTCCACGTGACCCCAACCGAGCGAGGCGGCGAGAGCGACGTAGAGGGCCGACAGTGCGGGAAGCAGGGTGAGGGCAACCCACTTGGCCTTGTCGTAGGTGGAGTTAGACATGCTTGTCCTCCGGTCTGTAGTGTTTGCGAGTCTCCGGAAAATGTATAGGAAGTTCCTGTACTTCCTTCATGACCTTCTCGGCCATGCCATTACCACCGAAAGACGAATACGGCGAATACAGATACTTCTGCAGATCCTCGTACTCGTCGATGGTGATATATCCTCGAGACAGATACGCCGTCCCGAGAGCCATTATTTGGTTATGCGCGATTCCGAGAAGGAGCTGTGTTCGAGCGTCCTTCCTGTCGGCCCTGCGATCCAAGAAGGCCCATAGACCACTAGACGCGAGTACGCTTGTCACGATGGTCAATGTCATAGTGAGCTCTGGGCGCACGTGTCAGCCTCCGATAGCCAGAACCGGCCGGATTCCGAGAGAGTTCGTCATGATCTCATCACGAGCGATGTTCCCCTTCCAGGCGCTGAAGTAGTTGGCCCACGTCTGGTCGCGGAGCCAGAAATTCTCGTTCGGGTTCTGGTGATTGAACAGTTGGAAATACCGAAGCTGACGGCACTCGGCCCGGTATGCGCCCTCAGAGCCGTTCTGGAACGACTGCTTAACGTGCGCACCGAACAGCATCTGCTCGGTGGGAATTGTCACCTTGATCTTGAACACCTCGCCGGACTGGGCGTACAGGCGGTACCCCTCCTCGCGAACTGTGCCGCCGTACTTGGTGTCTGTGTCCCAACGGTTCTCGAACCAAGAGTTGTGCTCTAGAATATGCGACTCTCCGAAGAGACCGTAGGCTTTCGTAGCGTTCGTCTTCGGGTTATCATTAAGGGCCGCGAAGAGCTCACTGTTGCGGAATCCGCCGCAGTACTCGCCTCGGTGCAACACCGCCGAAGACGTGTTGCGGTCGGGCATAACTGCGATGTGGCGACCGATCGACGGGTCGCACGCACCCCAATAGTCAAAATCGACGATGTACCACTTCGTGTCGCCCGTAGTCCAGTAGTCGCCGATCCACAAGTTCGTGAACTGACCCGAGGAAATAGCGGCTTGCTGCTGACTCGTGAACGACGAACCGAGGTTATAACCCCTGGCGAGGACACGATGCATCATCGGAACGTTGTCGAACATCGCGAACCGGAATGAGTCCGCGTTGATCTTCTTCGTGCTGGTGACGCCGTTCTGAATGACGAAGTAATCGGTGTTCGGACCGATGTATGTGGCCTCGGGATAGTCCGAGATCTTCATGGATATACTCCTCTGCTCAAACCATCATATAGAGGCGCTGGGCGTTGATGGGGTTGCCCGCATGGTCCTGTATCTCTGCGCCATTTTGAGCGTCCAGAAGGACGTCCTTGATCGCCACGCCCTGCGTGAACGACGAAATCTGTTTCTCGACATTGTCGAGGCGCTGAGCGAGTTTCGTCGCGGCGTTGCCGTCGAGCGTGGTCTTCAGGGTGTTGCGCCAGGACTCGTAGTCCGACTTCTGCTCGGCCATCCAGTTCTGAAAGCCCATAGATTGCGCCTTCTGCTGCTCAGCGGACCACTGCTCGTACTGGGCGTCCCACTTAGCGTAGAGGGTCGAAGCGTCAAGACTCTCGACGACGCCAGTCACCCAAGGTGTAGCGGACGAACCTCTGGCATTCCAGATCTGGTTGTATGTGACCTGTTGCATGCCGGGACTCGTACGAATCCTCGCCAGCGGATACCACTTGTCGAGGTCCGTATTTCGCACGTTCGGGATCTGCGGATTGCTGCTGGACACGCCTTTGTAGACGGCGAACGAAGCAGCCCTGACCGACGGGTCTCGGTTGATGCGCAAGCAGACCAAGTCCCAGCGAGGATGGGTGACGTCCGGCTGCTCGAGCGGAAGGTCGTACGGCGCATCGTTGTTCACCCAAGTCTTGTTGAGGAACGCGCGACCCGTGCCTATGCGAACGGCCCACTTTCCACTGATCGCCGTGACTCCCAGGGCCTGTCCGTATGATTGGTAGATACCGTAATGGATGAGGCCGTCGAAGAGCTCACCCATCTGCTCTGCTGAATACTTGCGGTCCCCGTCCTTCGAGGAGTAGAAACCACTGGTAAGCGTCATTTGATATTCAACCCCGGCTTACTCTTCTGTAGATCTGACAAAGACGAGAACGTGGGGTAGAAGGTGTCCCCGTTAACGTCTGATGAGCGAACGTACTCTGTCACCCGGGCCACGTCCTTCTGGCCGTACTCGTTCTCGATCTGTACGAAGTCGCCCAGGAAGAAGTCCTCGCGATACTTGTAGATCGAGTTGACCGCGGCAACACCTTCGTACATCTGGATGGGCATATGCTTCCACAGTTCCGTGTCGCACTTGTCCTTCAGCTGCCGTCTGGCGGCCTCGGGGTCCACACCCGTGTTCCCGGTTCTCGCGGAGTCCCGGCTAGTGGCCAGGTACCCGTTATGTGTCATAACCCCGGGATTCTCGAGATATCCCTCTCTCAGACCGAGGCCGTTTGTGCCGACACGCACGGACTCGTTCTGAATGTTGACATCTGTCTGCCACATGTATTCCTGCTCCATACCCGAGGTGACATGCACCTGCTGGAGTCCGGAGAAGATCTTCGTTCGAGTTCCGACCTTGGACTTGAGATATGTGCCTTTGGACAGGTTCTCAAACGAGGGCGAGAACGTCACGGGGGGATTCGTGCTCTGCGAGTCCGTTCGATTGATTCCGAGATACGCATACCCGTACCAGTACCATGGATTGTTGTCAGCGAACTCGATCGCCCATCCGCTCATGTTGAGGTCTGTGATATCCTGCATCAAAGTGTACCACGAGCCCTGCATGATGTATTGGTCCCAAGTGGCCTCCCCGTAGACCCCCGCATTCTCAACGTGAGATCCAGAGGACGTCCTGATCGCTTCGTTCGACCCGAGCCGCATCGACCCTATGTCCATGGCATTTCCATCACGGCCATGCAGAATATCGGCGGGTAGATCCCAGGGGTGGTACCATCGGAAGCCCTGCACGTGTCTCGGGTGACTTGAATCGTCGACCTTGAACAGAAGGTTCGTCATGTCCTTGACGACGTCTCGGATGATGCCGTTGGTGGACTCGTGCTTGGCGCAGATGGTGTAGTCATTCACCGGATATGGGTGAAGTACTCGCCTGTCGAGGATGGATTCGATCGAGCGGCCGGTGATCGTGAGTGTGCTGGACTCGCCGTAGTGCGTCTCCATCTCGACCTGCTCGATGATCATCAGCTTGTTCGTATCTTTGGTGAACAAGTAATAATCCAGCTGGTACTCCTGGAGGTTGGCGTACGTTCCGGGTACGACCAGCTTGAAATCGCCGTAGCCATGGAAGCGCTCCGTCCACACGACCGAAATATAGTCATCGACGAGATGCGTGAGGTTGCAGGACTCGTCGAGTACGGCCAGATACATTTACACCCCCTGATATGTGATGTCCGTGGTGAATCGAATATCCACAGCCGTCTTGTCGGACATGGCGTAGTGGAATTCATTTCGTCCCGGATGCATGAGTAGCCAGTCGGAGTTGAAATCCAGGAAGTACATCCCTTTGTAACGTGTTCCGTTCGGTTTCTCCAGATAGATTCCTTTTCGACCTACACGAGTATCCACTTCAATGGTGTCTCCGACAGCTGGCTGATACGCCGTAGCAGACGGGGTCCACTTGCCTGTGAGCTTCATCGTCTGCTGCCAGACCGTCTCGGTCAAGGTGATCGGAAGCGGATTAGCCTTGAGTATCTTGATACGCAGAAGGAAACCGGCCTCAACGTCACCCTCATAGTTCACTACAGCCGTTTTGTCGGACAGCGTGCGTGAGAACTCCAGTGTAGGTGAATCGGGAAGAGGGTCTTCCCAGGAGAACTCGAACGCTGGTTCCTCAACGTCGAAGTTGATAAGGTCCGAAGCATCCTCGCGGTTGTCATACCAATAGCCGTAAGGACAGAGGATTGAGATTTTATGAGATTCTAGGTTGGACCAGATGTCGGGTTCGGAGGACTCAACGTATCCGTCGGTATACACCTGACGATGGTCGGCATACACGGTGATTCGTACTGGCTGCTTGATCTGGCAGAACCGATAGATCTTCTGCCTGGACTGTTCCACGTCCTGCGTGGGGGTCTCCATCGGAACCAGGGTGAGAGAGACAGTGCGCTTCTGCACCCTGGAACCGTTGAAGAGAGCTGAGTCGGTGAGGGCAAGGTCGGTGGTGTTAATATCGGCCTTGCCGGGACCGAGACCGTCGACGTTCTTGACGGCGATCCCGGTATTCCACGGCTCGAAGAGATCAAGCGCCAGCGTCTCGCCACCGGGATTGGTGAGGACGATGGTGCGGATCATAGCTGATACATGGCCTCCCTTACCTGACTCAGTTGGTTGTGCGTCTGTCGATAGATCTCTGCTGTCGACAGCTCTCGAGGAGACGTGTTGTACTGGTTGAACACAACCGACTGCGCGTCTCCGAACGGCCTATCGCTTGCAGTCTGGGGCTGCGGCTGGGCCGTGACGGCAGGCTGTGCGGCCGCCTGCGAAGCCATTTGTGCCGTTACCGGTGCCACGAGACTGTCCTGATTCAGGAGCTGCTGCATCTGGTCGACGCCCTCGGTGATGTTATCCAGGTTCATCACCGGTTTGATCTCGGGACTCAGGGTCGACTCGTCGAGGTAACTCGAGTAGTCGAGGTTGTCCATAGCGGCTTTCATCGACCCGGTCAAGGTGTCGCTCAGGTCGGAAATGGCGCCGATCGCCTCGCCAGAGTCCCTAAGACCGTTGGCCAGGCCCTGAATATTGTACTGGCCGATCTCGTAGAAGACCCTGGAAGGCGAGTGAATCCCGAAGAAATCTTTCGCCTTGGCGATGGCCCGGTTGGCCAAGTCCCTGATCTGGTTGACGACTCCTGAAATTCCGTTTCGAATGGCGTTCTTGATACCGTCGACCAGGTGACTACCAAGTTCTCCGGCCTTCGACTTGATGCGACTCTTGATTCGATCGACCCCCTCCATGATGAAGCCTTTGATGGCGTCTACCAGGTTCCAGCACGCGTCGTACAAACGATCTTTGTTGTTGCGGATGGAGTCCGCAAGACCGTTGATGAACTTGATCGCGGTGTCGAACGCGGCGTTAACCACCCTGGGCGAGTTGTCACCGATGGCCGTGATGAAGGTTACGATGGCGGTCGTAGCAGCGTCAGCGATCGTCGGAATCCAGTCGTTCAGCCCTTGCAAGAAGGACAGAATCAGGTTGGCTCCCGAGGACACCAATGTCGGCATGTTCGCCGTACAGGTATCGATGAACCCGATGATCATGTCGAACGCGGCCTGCGTCACTTGCGGCGTTAGCTCAACGAACTTGTTGAGGATAGCCATAGTGATGACTCCGAATGCCTCAACGATGGTCGGGGCCGAGTTGATAGCCGCCTGAGCGATCGCCGTCATCAGCAAAGTGATCGTATCAACGACCGTCTGCTGATTGTCGACCAAGACCTGGCAGAAGTTGATCAGCGCCTGCGCGGCGTTTGTGCCGAGCGAGGGCAGCATGTCGATCAGGCCCTGACACAGTTGCAGGAAGAGTTCGACACTCTGACCACCGAGGGACAAGAGCCCGGTGAGCGCCTCAATGAAAGCCGCAAGGCCGATGGCCGCTAGACCGACGCCTGCACCTATAAGCCCGATAGCCACTCCTAGAGCCAGGAGGCCGATAGCTGCACCTGTCGCTGCGTACCCCGCGACGACCACGACGGCCAAAGCCAGACCAAGACCCGTAAGCCCTTCCAGCAACTCAGCCCATGACATGTCGGCCAATGCTTGGAGTGCTGGGACCAGGATTTGGATTGCCAGGGCCGTCAGGATAATACCAGCAGCTCCAAGGATCCCACCGTCCGCAAGAGTGGTGGCGATGACCAAAGCTGCGAGTACCAGCCCCATCATGGTGACACCCTTGAGATAGGTCCCCCAGTCCATGGAGGCGATATTGGCTATCTCAGAAGCTGCCAATTTGACGGCGAGGACCGCGATCATCAAAGTGGCTGCACCGGTGATGTTGGAGTCGCTGAAGTTCATTGCAACGATGAGTCCAGCGAGCACCAGCCCCATCATGGTGACACCCTTGAGGTAGTCGGACCACGGCATTGATGCGAATTCCGAAATAATACCGCTCAGTTGCTTCAAGACGTACGCAATGGCCAGGAACGCCAAAGCCGAACCGATGCTGACCTTCTTGTTTGAGATCTCGGCATAGATTCCGACGATGACGAGCAGCGCAGCCAGAGCCAGTTCGCCCTGAATGAGGCTCCCGGTGTCCATCTCTCCAAGATTCTTGACGACCTTGGTCATGACGAGTGTCGCCGCGGCCATTAGGTTCATCGCCAGCCCGAACGAGATGAACTTCGTCTGCTGACGCGGAGAACCCATAGTGTTCGCTAGGACAACCAGCATGCCTATAGCCGCTCCGACTCCGACGAGGCCTTTCATGATTCCACCCCAGCCGAGAGAAGCGACATTTTGCATGGCGTGTCCGAGGATGATGATACTCGTGCAGACCAGGATCAAGCCAGCTGCCTGAACGATCATCTTGCCCGATGAGACGGCGCTCATGGAGTCGTTCATCTTCTCCATGGCCTTGGTGATGGCCGTGAACGCCACTCCGATGGCGATTCCGGAGGCCATGACACTTTCCGCAGGAACCTGAGCCAGGATCCACAAGGACGCTGCCAGGACCCCGATAGCCGCCGCGTAGATGAGGAGTGTCTCGGCCTTCACCTTACCGGTGGCCGCTTCCATGCTTTCAGCGTATCCGTCGATGACGCCCTTGACGCTGTCGCCGATCCCGGCCCAGCCCTCGAACGTCTCTTTCATGGCCTTGAGGGTATCGGTTACCTTCTTGGCCAGGACAACGAATGTGGCCAGAGCACCGCCCTTCACAAGGTTATCGAAGAGCCCCTGCCAATCGCCGTTCTTGAACTGGTTGAGAATTCCGCCGAAGATCGGTTCGAGTGCGTTCTTGATCTTACCGCCGACGAATACCGCGAACTCTCCTAGCTTGGAGAGGAACCCAATGATGTTCTTCAGCAGGTCGAGGAAGTTAGACCACCCGGAGGAGACTTTACTTCCTAGATCCAGATTCTTGACGAACTGAGACGTCACCGAAATGGCGCCTCTCACTCGTTCGGTGTAATGCGAGACGATCTCTTTAAGATCATTCCACGCTTTGGTGAACGGAGACCAGTCGATGTTCCCCGACTTCATGCCGGAGAACACGTTACCTATTCCGGAGCCAACGGCGGCGACTGCGGACTTCAGTTTATCGGTCCACGAGAAGTCGACGTCGCCAAGACTTTCTTTGAAATCACTCCATTTTGACCTGAGCTCGTCGACGTGCTTGGCCAATGCCTGAGCGCGCGGCGAAACCCAGTTCGCAATCGTGTTGCCCCACACCATGGTGCGGTCGGAGAGATGATCGATCTTGTCGATTAGCTGGTCTGTCAAGGGAATGAGCTTGTCGGCGAACGACTTGCCCCAACCCTCGGAATTCTCGTCCGCTCCACGGAAGAACGCGACGATCTTATCCTTGAGCTGTACGAACCATCCGCCCGCTTTCTCCGCAGCGGTTCCGGCGGCGCCCACAGCTGTTCCAACAGCGTTCACGGCGTCGCCAACAGGGCCGCTGTCGTTCTTGAGCTGCCTGAAGGGCTCCAGGATCACGTCTTTGATGACGGTGCCAGCGATCTTCATCGCCTTCCACAGTCGTTCGACGGCATCCGTGAGACGGTCCCATGTGGAGGCGTATTCCGAAGTGAACCCCTGTTTGAATCCGGCGACTAGCTGCCTAGTCCAGGTCACCGTGCGAGCCATGGCGTCCGCCATCTTGTTCGAGGCATTGGTGATCGCGGTGATCACGCGCTCTGACAGATTGAGAGACTCGTACCAGTTTCGCACCCAGTTCACAGCGTCACGGATGACTCCGACGAGACCACCGGTAGACCTGATCGCTATACCGAGAACGGTCGTGAGAATGTGGAACGCCCCGAAGAGGACCGATCCGACGATCTTCGCCAGGTCGACGAATATGTCAAGGCCTAGCTTGGCGGCGCTGAACAGAGCCTCGAACGCAGAGGTGATGACCTCCATCGTTCGATCGTTCATAACCAGAGTGGCCGTGAAGTCCGCGAAGGCTTTCGTGACGTTGTAGAGTCCCTGAGCCGACGGTCCGGAGAACACTCTTCCGAAGGCGTTACCGATAGCCTGAATGGGCTTGATCAGTGCCTCGAAGGAGTTCTTCAGGCCGCGCAGGAGTTCGTCTCGACCACCCAGCTCCTTCCATTCCAGAAGCATCTTGTTCCTGGCGCTGGAAATATCGGAGATCTTGGACGTGATAACGTTTCCGATACTGGTCCAAAGCTGTTCGGCTTCCTCGAAGTCGCCGAGAACGATTCGCCAAGTGGTGGCCCACCCGGAGCCCAGTTCCTCTTTGACTGTTCCGACAAGCTGCGAGAAGGTCTTGATGTGGGTCGCGGCACCTTTGGCGGTCTCGGCGAACTGCATGATCGCCTGGGTCTCCTCCTCGGTATAGCCCATCGCGCGGATGGCTTCCTCGGAGTAGTCTCCGGTCATAAGACTCAACGTCTCGAGCATGACCTCAGACGTGAGCCATCCGTCCTGCAAGGAGTCACGGAAGGACCCCTCCTTTGCGATGGCTTCGTCAACCGCCTCGCCGTGAATTCGAGCAGTGCGCTTCAAGGCCTCTTGGAACTGCTCACCGCCCATCCCGGCGTTGACCACCGAGTTCCAGTCCATAAGTCGAACCGTGCCGGTAGCGATGGCCTGAGAGAGCTGATACATGGCCGTTGACGCCTGGGCGCTGGTCGAGCCGGAGGCGGCCGCAAGGTTGCTCAGACCCTTAATGGCGGACACCGAGTCCTTCAAACCCACGCCGGCTGCCGTGAAGGTGCCGATATTCCGAGTCATCTCGGAGAAGTTGTAGATGGTCTGGTCCGCGTAGGTGTTCAACTCGTCCAGGGCGGCGTTGACGCTGTTGATGTCCTCGCCCTTGCTCGCCGTGTTGGCGAGAATCGTCTGAACCGAGTTGAGCTGCATCTCATACTCTTGAAAACCGTCGAGCGCCGGTTCGATCGAGAGGGACTTGATCAGGTCCGCTCCGACGGAGACGGCTTTCGATGCGATTCCTCCGAGTGCCGCGATGCCGGATACTCCGAGAACGCTCATGTTCGAGATCAGGTTCCCGGCGCCGCTGATGGCTTCACCGAATGTCAGACGTCTTGCCGAATTCGCAACGTTGTCGAGTCCCTGGGTAGCGCCCTCCATCTTCAAACCCGTGTTGAGTTTCTCAACGGACTGGAGAGACTCCGCAACCCCTGACTGGAACTGCTTGTTGTCGAACTTCAGGGATACGACTTTGTCTTCAATGGTACTCATACGGAATTCACCACCTTGAGCACTCTCTGCTCGATCTCGTCGAATATGGGTTTCATGGCCGGATTAATATAATCCCTGCCCTGGACATAGCCGCCTGTTCCGGTGCCATGTCCGTACTGGAGAATCACGGCGATGTTGACACCGTTAACGACGTGAGTGTTCGACCACACGATACGGCCGACACCGGACCCCTTTTCGATGTTATAGGTCCAGGATTGCGAGGTGAGGCCCGTGTCAACGGGGGTGGCATCGCTCAATGCGTCCACACCCCGCTGACCGCAGTCCTTGAGTACGTCGAGGTACTCCTGCTCTTTGAGCCTGGTGAGCCACGCCTCGGTCTTGACGAACTTGCCGTCGAGCGAGAGCGAGACGCTCACTTCTGCTTGGCCTCCAGCGCTATGACCCGATTAAGGATGTCGAGGTAGCCGTTAACCCATGCGATAGTGAGAGGCATAAGCCATTCACTCGGAGGGTTCTGATATGGATTCACCTCAGGCTTCCACTGACCGCCTTCGCCCTTGACGAGCTGGCCGTCGGTGATGTAGAGGTGCGCCACGTCGAGAGACGCCGCCTGGTTCACGACCTTCTGGTAGTTGTCCTTGGTGACGTCGTGGATAACGTGCCACCAGCGAGTGGCCGGCTCCTGCATCATCCGGTCGGTCATGACGGGCTTCGCCGCATCGTTCTTGAGGTAGGTCTCGGCCTTCTCCTCGAAACACATGCAGATGTCGAAATCCGCACTGACGAAGTCGTCAGCGATGTTCGACCCGGTGTTGATGACAATGAGGAACTGCTTGCCGTAAAGATCGCGAATTTTCTTGAACAGCCGCCTGTACCAGTCGAGTCTGGGCGCCTGTGCACCCCAGCCGTTGACCACCTCGTCGAGGAAGACCCCCTGACATTCGTTCGGGTAGTTCTTCTTCGCCCAAGCGATCTGCTGGAGGATGTAGTCCTGGGTGTACTTGTCAACGTCAGGAACTCCCGCGCGAGCAGGGTCTTCCTTCGGAAGCTCGGCAACGCCGTATTGAGTCTTGACATAGAAGACGCAGCGCTTAGCTCCTGCGGAAAGCGCTCTAGCCGCCTGCTTCTGGAAGTCGGCGTCGAACGTTTCCCAGTCTCCGCTGTTCCGGTTCATGATAACAACGCCAAGCGACGACCCGTATCCGAGAGTTCTATTCCATTTTGACGTCGCGCCGTTGTAGTAGTCCGGCCAGAAGTAGGTGACCGGGCTGTAGTACCTGTGCCCTTTGACGAACGGCGAAGCGTCCTGGGCCAGCAAGCCTATCTGTCGCTCGAGCTCTTTCGTGTCTCCGCCGTTGGCGCCCGGCACATCCAGAGACACATCTGTGACCCTGGACGCGTCGAGCGCAACGAGACGATAGGCCTCAGCCATGCCGACGTGACACCAAACACGAGCGTCGAGCTTCTCGCGGTAATCGACCTGCCCGGTCAGACGCCCGGTGCCGTCCACGAACTTGACGAATGTGTCGCCGTCGAGGCAGTCCACCTGAACGACGGACCATGCGGGGAAACGCCCGCTGAACTTGCCCGTAGGCATGGCTGGACCTCCTCAGATCACTTCTGGTCGAGCTTGGCCGACAGCGCGTCGACCTTGTCGTTCAGGGTGGAGAGCTGGCCGCTCACAGTCTTGAACCAACCGACCAGGGGACCGTCGAAACGGCGACCCGCGATACCGGAACCGGTCTGGTCCGAGATCTCGATCAGGCGAGCGTTCATCTCCTTGAGAATGTCGACACCCTCACTCATCCATGACTCCTCTCCGCCGCCTGAAGGACGGCCGTGATTGTACCACCATTCGCAGTGCTGCGAGAACGGAACGCCGTAGGAGTCGTAAGCACCCGAAGCATTTCCGCTGTTGTAACGAGACCCGACTCGACGAAGGTCCTCGTACGAATCACCCTCGTAAGCGATCAGATCGCGCAGAATTGTGCAACCGACTTCTGCACTCTTCTCCGGATCCCACCAAGCACGGTTCGGATCCTGAATGAAGTAGCCGTTGTAAGTCACCTGCAGAGGGCCGACACCGTTGGATGTCCCCCAGTTCGAAACGACGGGCCAGAAGTCGTTCTCGAAGTTCTCCTTCGTGACCTCGCCCCATCCGGCACAGGCGCCGCCAGCGTCGTTGCCGTAGATGTTCGCCCCTTCGAAACCCGTCTCCATCCACAAGCAGGCGAGGGCCGCCCACCACGGGCAACCGACATTGTCGGCGGCCTGCAGTACTGCGTCCTGGATACTCGTGGCCGAGGGACCGGAGTCGTTCGAGGACGAAGAGCTGGAACTCGCAGAACTCGTGCCGTCGTCCACGGAGACGTGATTGTCCCTGCGGCGAAGGCAGTGGGTCCAGGCGTCCGCGTTGGTATACGGGTGGTCGTTGTAGAGGATCGTGCGAACCTCACCACCAGTCTGGTCACCAGCGTAGCCATCGATGGAACCGTCTTCCGCAATCCAGGCCTCGGCGAGGATCGTCGGTCCGGTCTGGGTCACGATAGCCACGTGCCCACGGCCTCCTGAGGCGGCCTCGCTCAGGACGATGTCGCCAACCTCGAAACCGCCGTCAGGCTCGTTACCGTTCCATGAGTCTGAAATATCCGCGAAGTTGCGCTGAGCGCACTCCTCACGAAGGGATCCGGTCCAGGTCGACTTCGGGAAGTATCCCGCAGTGAAAGGCTCGCCCCACTCGTGGTGGGCAGCCAGGTTGTAGCATCCCGCGACAAGCGCCGAGCAATCCGCGTTGGCCGCGATTCCGTGGAACCAACCGTCCCAGTCGGACTGGTCGTAGAAGGTCCATCGTTCGGGCTGACTGTATCCGATGTTTGCGTCATCAGCATAGTATCTAGCACAGCTAGCAGCGTACGAAGCTACAGTCAATCCATCCTCCTCTCACGCGAAAGTAGGCATGCACGCCTTTGGGTTTGAGCAGATCGTACCATCTGCCCCCTTGTCCCAGCCCATTTTGACGGATTCTGGAACAGAAGGAATGTGTGAGACCAGCGGTTTGCCCGAGGCTTTGAGCGCGGTCCAGATATCCTGCGGCGCGGTGTACTCCATACTGAGAACATCGCAGGTCTTTCCCGCGGCCCAGTTCGCATACCAGGCTTTGTCCTTGTCACCGGCGTAAGCATACCCCCACGTCTTAACGCCTTTGGCGCGGATCGGGTCGAACGCCCATTGCGTGTCGCCGTATGCCTTGAAAATGATCTTGTTCTCAAGCCCCTTGAAGACCGCCAGGAATTCTTCCCACTTTCCGGTCTTGTACTTCGGGTCGACCACGAGAACGTGGCTGTCGATGTAGTGCTCGATCAACCAGTCGAGTCTGGCGGGCATGTTCTCTGTCCGAGAAGCAGCGGCTTTGATCTCGTCCCACGTGTACTGGTCCACGGGCTTGGTGAGCGCCGGAACAAGACGTGAAAGCGACTGGTCGTGGCACCCGAACCACACGCCGTCGCTCGACTGTCCGCAACTCATCTCGAGGCCTTGGAACTTGAATATCGGGCACTGCGAATATGCGCGTTCAGTATGCTCCGGCCATGATGCGGATCCGCCTCGATGGGCTACGAAGAACTTCGGAGTCTTGAGCATCTCCTCGACAGAGCGAGAACCATAAGGAATCGCCTTCATGCTGACGCACGAGATCGCCTCGGTGCCGGACCAGACGAAGTACTCCACTCGCGTGCCGTTGGCCATTGTCGGGTCTTCGCTCGCCTGCTCGACGTGCTCCGTGACCTTGACGAAGGTGCGACTCTTAGCGACGGTCCCGCCCGCCGGCGCAGTGAAAGGGGCCGTGGCGTAGTTGACCGCGATAGAGCTCCAACTCGCGTCAGTCTTCTTCCCCCAAGCGCCATCCGTGATGATAGTCGTAGTGCTGGGAAAAGCAACGACATCCTCGGCAGCCGTGGCATGCATCGTCATGATGCCGAAACAGGGAACGTCGCTTATGAGCTGTGAGTTCTCAGTGCTGTGAATCGCCTCGAGCTTCATATCGTCGATGGTGGATCCGTCGATCACGACGAGATATGCGCACTGACGCCCTTTGTACTCGGTGTTCTTGGATCCCCAGTCGATGTTACGGAATTCGGTTCCCCACTGAGCCTTGTGCACGGCCACTGTGGTCGAACGAATCCAGTTCTCCCCCTTCTTGTCCGAGTCGTAAATGCCGGTCCAGCCAGCAGGGGTGGCATCCCCCTGCGTTCCGAACTGTCCGGCCACGACGAGGAGCCCCCAGTCACCGGATTTGAACGCCCCCATGTAACTGAGCGGCTTCGTTGGATCCGAGCTTTTAACGGATCCTCGGATTCGCATGGCCATCAGACGGTCCTACGCACGATCACCGTGTTCGACGGGGTACCCGACGGAACCTCGCCGCCGACCGGCAGGATGAGGACGTTACCGTTGCCGCCACCTCCGGTGTTCTTGGTCGCATTGAACGAAATCGGTCGCTTCTCGCTTAGAGTTCCGTTGTACTTCGCGCTCGTATTGTCCGTGTAGTAGACATAGATTCGGGTGTAAGCGCCCTCGGATCCCACGGCCTTGATATTGATGTTTCCATCGATCGTGGTGAGAGAGGTAGAGGACCCGTTAACCACATCCACAACGACGGTGGAACCCGGGTTGGACTTCCCGGAGATGGTTCCTGTGATCATCCCTTGCTTCCCATCTTCGCTCTACGGGCCGCATTAAGCGAACGGTTCTGACGAGCTATCTCGGCCCGGCTCATCTTCTTGGGATCCTTGTTCTTCTCGCCGCAGACACGGATCAGAGTCATGAGGCGGTTCAGATGCCACTTCTCGCATTCGAACGGAATGGAGAAAGTAGCCATCCAGTAATAGATCAGTTCCGAAGTGATGATCTCGCGTGATCCCGGACCGTGATCTCGGAACGTCGTCGCCGTCATCGGGTCATTGATGTAGTCGGCTACCTTCTGGGCATGCTCGGGTGTGAGATGGGAGTACGCCAGAGGGTTGACCCGTCCGATGGTCATGCACTCGATGTAACTGAGTGACTGCTCGGCAGTGCGCTCTCGATTACCGAGGAACGGCACTTTCCAGATCGATTCCCATTTTGACAGAGACAGAAGACTGTGTTCGAGCTTCAGCTCGGTGACTATTCCGGGAATGAAGAGATTGCGTACATCGTCGTACTTCTCCTCCCCGTGGATATGAAGTGTAAGCATGTGTGTTCCTATCGAGGCGCTGCGCCCTCGGGATTTCGGGATCGACCGAGGGCGCAGGCGTATATCAAGCCGCGGTCTTGATGATGGTGATGAGCTCGTCCGGTGTGGGGAGCTTCGGATCGGCGTCGGACTTGCCGAACAGCGTCTCCGTGGCGGCCTTGTACTTCGCGCTGGTGAGCACGGTGCTGTCGAGAGTGATGACGGAAACAGGCTTGTGGCCCGTGACCGCGGCGGGAGTCGACTTGACGCTCCAGGAGAAGCTGATAGCCTCAGGAGAGTCGTTGATCGTGCTGTAAGCGCGCTCCGAAGGCTGAGCGGTCAGACCATAGAGAACGTGAATCTTCTCTCCGAACGCGTTTCCCTTGGTGTCGTTGCCCTTGACGGTCCGGTAGGCGATACCGAACTTCGCACGAGCCTGCTGGCCGAGGTATACTCCGGCCTCGGCAGCCTCGGTGCCATCACAGGCCATGAACTCGTCGGGGAACGTGTAGGCCTCGATGGTGCCCTCGAAGGTCTCAGCGGCCTGGAGGGAGAGGTACTTGATGTTGTCCGCGTAGACATCGGAGATGTCGGCGCCTGACGGGGTCTCGGTGACCTTGGTGAGACCGTTCCAGGCTACGCCCTTGCCGTACTTGCCGGTGCTAGAGTCCACGACGTACAGAGCGCCGTGGTCAACACCAGTCTCGTAGACGCGAGCGCCATCCTGGTCCCAGGTGAGAGCAGCCATGCTGCATCCTCCTAAGCGTAGATGGTGAACACATTGTGGTTGAGGCCCTCAGTCGCGAAGAAGCGGCTGAATCGAGCCGTCGGTATTGCGGCCACCTTGTCGTTTACGGGACTATCCGGATCACGATCGATGACCGTGACCTGATATCCGATCAAGTTCCACCACAGCAAGTTATCAGCATAATACGGGGAAGCGTTGTTGCGCTGATAAACGATGCACGGGTAGGCGAGCTTTACCGATTCCGGTGGCTGGTAGTACACATGGTCCGAGCCAAGGGCCCCAACCAAAGACTCATGGAGTTGCAGTCGGCCCATTGTACACCCCTCCGAGGTCGAGGACTAGACGGGGGCGTGCGACCTCGACATTGCTGACGGACCAGCGCGCCCCCATCCATTCCACGTACTTGATGGCCGTGAAGTTCTCCAGAGCGAACGCGTCCGCGAGAATGCGTATCTGATTGTTCGTGCGGAGATCCGGAATCACCTTGTCGGTCGAGACGTACTGCTTCATCATTCTCGTGACGTCGCCGTAATACGATCTCTCGGTGATCTTGTCCTGCCAAACCCCAGGCTTGACCTGTACGGACTCGCCGTAACCGATCTTTCCGAAGAACTTAGCCATTTTGACGAATCAGGCCGTCTTCTGCTCGATGACCAGAGCGCTCTTGTACTTGGTCAGCGCGCCGGAGCAGCGAGTCTCCAGCAGGTACTTCTGCTGGTTCAGGTCCAGGTCGAAGTCGTCGAAGAAGTTGACCTCGCCGCCCTTGTCAGCACCCAGCGTGTAGTCGGCCAGGTTGACGATGATGCCGAGCAGCTTGCGCTTGCCGCCATCGTCACGCTCGGCGCCCTCCATGACCTCGACCTCGACCATGTCGGAGACGTTCAGGCTGGTGGCGATGTTCTGCGGGGTCTGGAAGACGTACCGGTTGTTCTTGTCGCGGAGCTCGAGCATGTTGCAGACGAACTCGTTGGTGGTGTAGAGAACCGGGGATCCGGAACCCTTGTAGTTCTTCCTAGCGCGGCGAACGGCGTCGATGACGGCGTACTGATCCGCAGCGGCCTCGAGGGTAACCTTGTGGGCGAAGAGCTCGTCATCCTTCCAGATCGGACGGATGTTGGCCTCCTTGATCTTGTCCGGGGAAGACACGTCGCGGCCGTCACCGATCAGGATAGCGCGAGCCAGCTCCTCGTCGAGGGCGAGACGCAGGTTCTGCTTCATCCAGGCGACAACGTCGAAGGACGTGATGTCCAGGATGTCGTCGCGGTCCATACGAGTCTTGTTGTAGATCGTGGTCGGGGTGGTGGCGCGGTTGGCCACCTCGTAGACGACGTCCTTCTTGCGGCTGGCCTTCACGTAACCCTTGGCGCGAAGAGCGTCAGGGGTCAGGTCGGACCACTGGGTCTTGACCCTGGAGAACGGCGTGTGCTTGCAGCTGTTGAGAACCTTGGAGACCCAGCTGTTCTCGCGCATGACACGCTGGGGCTCCTTGTCCACCAGCGTGGCGTCGGGGAACAGCTTCTCCGGTTCCTTGATGCCGTAGTCCTGAGCGTGGGCCAGGAACGAAGTCTTGAGTGTCATGCCCGGGCGGGCAGCGTCCTCGAAAATCTCCTGAATCTGGGAGTGGGACAGAACCTCACCGTAGACCGGCTTGTCTGAACCCTCAAAGATGTTGGAGTGCACCAGAACATCCTCCTTGCCGAAACCGTGCTCGGCCTCGTCGTTGTCGTCGTTGTCGTCGTCATCCTCGTCCTGGAGGGACTGGATGAAATCGTACAGAGTGTCAACCTGCTCGTCGGTGAGGGAGTCAACGAACTCGTTGACGTCGAACTCCTCGTCGGCCACGTCGGCCTCCTCTTCCTCTTCGGTGTCCTCTTCATCCTCGGAATCTTCGTCCGAGTGCGAGAGGGTAGTGCCGGTGTAGATGATGGCCTCATCCTCGGCGTCCTCGTAGGATCCGTCGGAGTGTTGAATGGCCACGTTGTCGATGAGCGCCCCGGGGTTCGCGCCAGAAAGCACGAGCGAGACCTCAACGATGTTTCCATGCGTCACGCTGGGTCCGGAGTGAGACAGGCGGTTGGCATAGATCGACAGCGAGTCCACGTCTCCGTTCTCGACCAGCTCGCGACTAGTCTCAGCCGCTTCGGTCTTGTTGAAGGAGCAGTAGGCGTACACGCCGTCCTTGCGATTCTCGAGCTTCGCGTGTCCAATGACGTTCGCAGGGTCGTTATGACCATGCTGCCACACAAGCGGGACGGTGGCTCCGTCGTTGTCACGGAAGGCGTCGCGGCGAATGATCCGACCGTCTGAGCAGGTCAGGTCGTTCTTCGTGGCGTACCCGCTGAAGTCATACGCCATTTTGACCTCCGTCCGTAGGTTCAGTGTCGTACTCGTCCTGTGCCGGCGTGGCCTGAGACGGCAATGCGTCCAGCGCCGTGCTGGCGGACGGGTTGATGTTCGCATTCTGCAGGGCGTCCGCACCATCGTCAGGAGCGGGCGGAAGAGACAGGTACGAACGGCCTTCGTTGGACGAGATGACCTCGTCTCGAAGGAGTGTGTCGAGCGCCGAGATCATCTTGGACGGCGGTACCTGGCGGAACGGATCCTTCAAGTACTTTACCCGCTGTCCCTGCGTCCTGGCGGTCTTGGTGAGGAATGTCTGAGTGAACGCGATCGAAATTGCATCGAGCATCGGTTCGACCGTTCGGTTCCAGTACTGCGCGAGTTCCTCTTCCTTGGCTGTGCCGTTGAAGACGTTCTCGGTGACGCCGAGTCGAGCGTAGAGCTCCTTGGTCAGATACTGGATCTGGGCCAGAAGATTACTCTCGGCCGGACGGTTGAGCTGCGTTATCTTCTCGGTGCCGTCAGCGTAGGCGATCCCGTACGTCGACTTGGTGAGCTGATCTGAAATCTGGTTCAGTCTGGCGTCGGCTCGCTTCTGCAGACCCTCGGACTTGATGGTGTAAGGCAGCTGTATGATAATATCTAGCTTACCCGAGTACGCCCTCTTGTCCGCGACATCCAGAAGAGTGAGCTTCTGCGCCAAGCGCTGAAGGGTGGAGTTCGGCTTGTTCATCACCTCGTAGAACGGGTTCTGAATGATGGCCACAGTCCTCTTCGGCAGAATCAGCTCTTCGCGCTCGCCTTTTCGATCGTTGTAAAGCCGCACCTTGACATGATCCGGATACCACTGCGTCACGTAGCCGACACGCATGGACTTGATCTCGAAGGTGTTCGATTTCCTCGGGTTCAGGTCCGTGTCAACAGGCACCACGGCCGCTGCTCCGTACTCGAAGCACGTATGGACGATGTCCTGAATGAAGGCTCGCCCGCTCTGGTCCTTGTTCGGCGCGAACTCAAGACAGTCATTGAGAGACGACGCTCGCTCGAACTCGAAGCGGCCATTCTCGCCCAGCTGAATATGCCGTATCGGAGTGGCCGCCACGTCGATCGAGATGATGTTGTAAAGCGTGTTGACGATGGACGAGTCCATGTTGTACACGCTGAGAGGGAGATCGGGTCGACTGGCGTAGGAAGTACCCAGATTCCAGTCCGGTGATCTGTCCTGATTCGTGAACGCGTTGTAGGCGTGCTTGAGCCTGGACGCGAATGACACCGCCGGCCTCCTTTCAGTCGAATATCTCTCGGTGGACTTTATATGCAACCCAAGCGTCGAGCAGCGCCGACACGGAGTCGATCTTCTGCTCTCTGCGGTCCTTATAGAGCTTGCGGTTGCCGTTGGTATCCTCCAGGGCGATGCAATTCCCCATGGTGAACTGCATTATCGCCTGATCGAAGAGAAGCAGTCGGTTGAACGCCATGTTCTTGATCTCTCCGAGAGGGACGGATTCAGTTTTAGCGCCCTGGACGACTTTCTCGACTCCGTATTCGCCGTTCTCCCGAGTCCAGCGCTCCACGAACGCTCGAGCGTTGTACGGGTCGAACCCCATTGCTCGAACGTCGTAATTCTGGTCGAGAATGTAGCGATCGAGATCCTCGTAGACCTCCATCATGTCGAGAACGGTTCCGTCCATGACTTGAAGGGACCCCTCGTCGAGGAATTCCTGATACTTTCGTCGCAGTGATGCGGGGAGCATCAGGACGGATTTCTCGGAAACATAGCACCGGGTCTTCACACCGAAACGATCCCCGCTGAGGGGGAACAGGAACGTGAACGCCGTGAAGTCGTCGCCTCGGGATAGGTCGCAACCCATAGCGCAAGGCAACTGCCAGAAATCCTGCTTCCTATGCGGAATCGTCTCATCGTAGGTGAAGAAGTACGTGTATCCTTCCATGGGAAGACCGAACCTCTTGGCCAAGATATCGTTCCTGACTGAGGGAACGTTCTCGGCACGCTCAACATCTCGAGCATATGTGTCATATGTTACGGTCATGCCGAGGTTCGGCTGAGCCTTCAGCCAAGTGTCCGGATTCCCAACCTCTTTGACGTCGTCAAGACGGTAGTAGAATATGGACGTGTGCTCGTCTCGGTATTCGCCCTTAAGGATTTTGAGAAGCTCCATCTTGATGTCGTCACCGCTGGCGTTTCGGACCGTGCCCTCGGAGGAGACGGCCACAATAAGCCAGTCGTTGACCTTGGATGCTCCCTGTTCGAGAGCTCCGACGACATCCTCTCGAATATCACCGGAGAGCCACTCATCCACCGTGCAGAGTTTGGGCCGGAGCCCCTGAAGTTTGTCGATGGACATGGGACGAACCTCGACGAGGCTGTTCGTCATGAAGTTCTGAATCCCCTTCTTGGTGGAACAGAGCTTCTGACGATCGGCCTTGGAACCCGAGGTGTTTCGAATCTCACCGTCGGTCAGGAACGAGAACAACGGGCCCTTGCTCCGAGTCATGGCGGTTCGAAGAGGCTGCATGACCTCCTCGGCCTGTTTCATGGTCGGGGCGGTAGTGATCTGTGTGGTCGTGGTGGTATCGATTGTGAGAAAATACGCTTGCAGCAGTGTCTCGTACAGAGACTTGGCTCCGCCTCGAGCAACGATGATGTATTGCTTGTTGATGAGGCGCTGTTTGACTTTGCGTTTCTCGAAGTGTCCTCCGCGTCCGTTCTCGTTCTGGACGAAGACCGAGCGCTCGATGAAATACCACCAGCCGAAGATCTCCTCGGCCCATAGCTTGAACGAGTCCAGAAGGACTAGATCCTGACCGTCGGTGAGAGTCATCTCCGATTCGCAGAAGCGGATGAAACCCTCGACCGCAAGATCGTCATAGTAGAAACTAGGATTACGAACACGGTCATCGATCCGATTCATCTCCAGTTCGATTTCATGGCATACCGGGATCTCGCCAGACAGGACTCGTGCGCGGAACTCAGCGTAATAACGCGGGGTTGCGGTATTACTGAGCATCTAGGAGCTCAGCCCCGCTTCTTTCGCTTCTTGGATGCCTTGGCTCCTGCGGATACGGCGCTGTCGAGATAATTGGTGGCGTACTTCGTGCCGACGTTACGGATGGCGCTCACTGCGATGTCGCCCGGAAGCGAGGCGAGCTGTTTCTTGAGACGACTGCGCTGAGAGGGCTTAGGACCGTACGCCTGGTTGTACTGACGCTCTAGGTTAGCACGGTTCACGAGACGCTGAAGCTCTGCGTCGGACAGAGACGACGCCTTGCGAGCCTCCTGCTTCTTGGGGCCCGTCTGGCTCGGCCCACTGCTCTTGCGGGACCGGCGAATACCCCACTTCATACCCTTGACGCCGTGATGCGCAAGGACATCCTCGGGGCGAGAGATAGAGCTGCTCATGAGAATTCTTTCTCCTGGTTGATGCGCCACTGCAATTCAACGATCCGCTTCTGAAACGCCTCGGTGACGTACGAGTTGTTCGGTGGATCGAAGTCGAGTCGAACGCGTGCGTAGATCAGAGACTTGACCGCCTCGATTTTGAACTCGTCCTCTCCGAGCCATTCCCCCCACGTTGAGGTCGGCCCGGTGATGTAGAAACGAGGAAGTCCGAGCTGGGCCGACTCGAATATCGCCGAATTGATGTGCGAGACGAGTTCGTCGTCGAATGCCGTATACGATGCCTCGAGGCCGAGCATCTTCTTGACGGTTTGGAGAATCGACCCATCAGCCATTAGCGTGAAGCCTTCTTGATGGGGAAGCGCGGCTTTCCCTTCACGCTCTTGGAAGCGAGCTTCTTGCGCTTGGACTTGGCCGAGAGGTCCTGCTCCGACTCATCTTCTTCGTCCTCCTCGGGCTCATCCGCATCGGTCCCGATCTTCGTCGGGTTCTTCTGGAGAGCCTGGAGAAGCATCTGACGACGGGAAAGTTTCTTCTTGGGCCCCTTCTCGTCGTCGGCCTGAGTGTCCTCTTCCGCCGAAATGCGCTTCTTCTTGCGAAGGAGCTGTGCAGCGGAAGGCTTCGTGCTGTAGTGGAACAGCTCATCCTTATAACGGGTCACTTGCCTCGTGCCGCCTTTCTGGCTTCTCGAGCGGCGGCCTTCTCGGCACGGATCCGCTCCCGTTCTTTCTTCTTACGCTCTCGCTCGACCTTGGCGTCGTGTTGCTTCTTCGCATTGGCGGCACCTCGCTGGACTCCGGCCATTTTGGCGAAGTACGAGACAGATGCCTTGGCGAATCGACCTTGGGTTTCCGATCGAAGTGCGGCCCGTTTGTCGGCGATGATCTGCGCCGTGGACTTGGAGCCGATGGTCTGTTGGCCGACCTTCTGATAGGTCTTGCGTTGACCCCACTTCATTCCCGGAACGCCGTAATGAAAGAGCTCGTCTCGATACTTGTTCACCATAGCTTGGTGTCGCCCTCTCGACGTTCGATCAGCTCACTCTCTCGAGCGAAGCCGTAGTGTATAGCGTTGTGCGTATCGTGGCACACGGTGATGAGGTACTCCGGATCGAGCACCGCAGGGTTGAAGTCTATTAGATCCTCGGGCTTCATCGGATTCATATGGTGAACAAGGAGCTTCCCTTGAATCTCCATACCCTCGATACCTAGATCTCGGCCAAGGTCTCGAGCGATCGTGATGTCTCGAGACCTCTTCCACTCCGGCGAGTGATAGAACCTCTGGTTCAGGTAGCGCCCCTCGCCGAATGTACGTGCGTATGGGTCCGAGAAAGTCTGCAAGTAGCGAAGTCTCGAGTCCCAGTCGGGGAACTCGATCAGTTCAGAGTACGTCCTCACCGACACCACCGCCGGAATACGCACGGAATGCTCTGAGTACCTCGGCGTACGCCTCTTCGCCTCTAGCAGAAGCCTCGAGTGCCTCGGCCTTGGCCTTGAGCATCTTGTTCTCGGCTCGGAGTCGCTCCTGTTCGAGCTTCTCGCGACTGGTGCCGAGTTTGAGATAGTGAATCACAACCGACGGAGGCGCCGTACCCTCGGCCAGCATCATCTCAGCCCTCGTGGTTGCCAGGGAGATTAGACGATCCTCGGCCTCTTCCGGGGAACGGGGCGGCCTCTTCGGTACTTCGATAGGCTTTGCCTTGCGTGGCATTGAGTTTCACCCCTGCGACGTTATGTTGTGATTGAGTTCGACCGAGATTCAGGTCAGACCACGCGACTCAAGCAACCCCTCCCGACGCGGAAAGGAACACACAAGAAAACGCGTCGAGTGCGAATCGCGTGGCCTGGTCCGAATCCCGACCGAGAATACTCCTCTGGGTAAAATATCAGGTGGACGGCCGAAGCCTGGGGGGTGTCGATCTTGCGACCCCTCTCCCCCCGTTTGGCTGAAAATAGAAATAGAAAGATTCGAACTTTCAGCTTTCTCTCGATTCAACCTTTTTGTAGTTTCCAGTCAAGTCGAGCTCGATGATCTCGTCGATCGCTTGATTCGTTGCAAGAACTTCATCAGCTTCAGACAGTTCGTCACTAGTCCATGCCACCCTACCCAGGTAGGAGGTGGTGTGGTACCCATGTGCCTCGTCCCACTCGTACCATTGGTAGAACGAATCGAATGGATCGTAAGGGTTGTCCAGTGTAGTAAGCCTAGCAGCCTGCATGGTAGGGGTGCACCACCTCTGCTGTGATAGTATGTACGGGCAGGTGTGCACAGGGCCCCCACGGAGAACCCCTCTTATGAGGAGCCGCCATAGAGGCCCTGTGCAGAAGGCCTTCTCAGAGACCCTATATGGAGTGAAGGCCAGAGTGAGCTTCTCTGCGGAATCAGGAAACAACGGAACGCAAGCTCAGAGAAGCTTCGTATGCAGAGTCCTGTGGCTAGACCACTGTAGCAGTACCCGAAAGATACTCTCGAACTCTAGCAGGACTGATGCCCAGGGCATCGGCGATCTCGGCGACGGTCGAACCGTTCTTCCTGTAAATGGAAATGCGATTCGCCTGGCTCCTTGTAAGGGGCTGGGTCTGCTTGGGCATAGCCAAAGATTTGAGGTGATCCAAATCCGCGCTTTCGAGAATTTGATCAATCATTGACTGCGACACAGCACCCTCCTGGATGGCCCGGTACTGGAGGGGGGTGGGGCGGATACGGGTGGCGTTTCTATCGTACCCCAGTCTTTGACGGGCGGTTTTTAATGCCATGGCCGTTACTTTGGCCCGGTCCTTATAAGACATGTCGGGATTTGAACGTACCTTGGCATCGACCACGCCGTTAGCAATAACCTGGGCTTGTCTCTCCAGGGGCTTCGCTTTACGGGCCACATTGATCTGGGCCCTGAGTTCAGCCACCTCTCGAGAATAACGCCGGGCGGCCTGGGGATTCTTCTTGACCCGGGGCTGTGACACGGCCTCCTTCCTCGCTTTGTTGGCCAGGGCCTTGAGCGAGTTGGCGTGCTCGGCGTACAGGTTCTCCATCCGGGTGCCCGAAGACAAGGAGTAGGCGTCATCGGTCAGAGCCATACGGGGGGCTTTCTCGGTGCGCAGCACCTTCTTGCCCCGGGAATCGATATAGCTCTCCCCGGTTTCGACCCACATCTTCTTGCCGGTCTTCAGATCAATGCCCCCACCCTCTCGAGCAGAGCGGGCCTTGCGCTTTGGTATGCGCTTCTCACCGCTGGCCCTGGAAATGAGGGTGGATGCTCCGCCGGACTGGTACTTCTTCTTGAGGGCGGCAATGCCGTTGTCACGCTCGGACTGCTTGTAGTTGAGCTGGTGCTTCTCCGCGTCGATAACGACCATGGAGTGACGAACAGCCCGGGCCAGCTCCTGCTCACTGGCACCCTTGATGGTCATGTCGGTAATAAGATTACTGATCTTACCCATCTGAGTCTGGGTGTCGGACATGACTTTCATTCCGTCGTACTTCGGATACGCCCGTTTCGGATCGAACCCCTCCAATCCTTTCAAAGGCTTGGTGGCTTTGATCCTGGTCTTGCCGCGATGCGGAATGACCACCACGCTATCCCCGTCGAAGTCGGCACCGCTGAGTCTTTCCGCAACGCTGGGGTGAATACCGACAGCATCGGTCACCTGCCCAAGAGTTCGGCGAGCCTTCTTGTTACGGTTGTTGACGACGAGCTGGGGGATCTCGAAAGTACCGCCATGCGGATAACGAACGAGTGATACGACCTCGCCGTCCCGATAGTTCGGCGCGTAGATCTCGTTCTTCTTCATGTGCGGGAGAGGGAGAATAACCTGCGAACTCTGGCCGGGGAGGGCCTTGGCCTTGAGGTGGACGGACGCTGAGTCGCAGTCATCGGCCAACGAAATGAGCAGCTTCTTCCGAAGGCTCGGGTTCGTCAGCTTCATGATGTCGTCGTACTGCTTCTGCTTCGACTCCCGCACTTTGGCGAGCTGCTTCTTGGCGAGGACTGGGGACTGCTTCGAAAGGAACTGGGAAGCGAGAGACTGGCTCCACTTGTCCCAGGTCCCCTCGTCGTTGACGATGTTGATCGCCGACAGCTTCTGCTTGCCGTCCTTGCCTTTGAAGTACAGCTGCTTGCGAATGGTGGCGCCGAACGGATTGTCCGGATCCTTCTTCATCGGCTTCAGGACGGTGTTGTCCTTGGGACCGAGCTTCGGCGTGCCCTTCTTCTTGTTCGTGTTGAAGACGACGTCCACGCCTTTGGGCATGTCGTCGCTGTACATGGCCATGCCCTTGAGGTAATGGGTGCCGTCCACGGCGATTCGAACCTGAGCGTAGGTGCTGTTGCCGAGAGAGAGGTCCTTCACCCCACGGCGAATCTGGATGACGCCGTCCATGTCCGTGCCCCCGTCCTCGTCGTAGCGAACTTTGATCCGATTGGACGAGATGGATGAAGGCTTCTTGATCCCGGTGGTGAATGCGCCATCCACGTCCGCGGCAATTCCCGGAGTCCGGATCTTGTCGCGGTTGGCCATCAAATCGGAGCGCTTCGTTCCCGGAGGCGAGAGGACCTTGAGCGTGGTGAACTTATCACTCCCGGCCTGCTTGATGTAGACCTCGTTGGTGACGTACCCGCGCTGCTTGAGGACCTCTACCGCCGTGCGAAGTGTTGCGTCGGAGCACCCCATGTTGAGCTCAACGCCCGCACCGTACTCGATGTACTTGTGCTTCTTGGCCTGCTCCGCCAGAATGTCCGCGGTCCTATTGACGTTGGACTTAACCTCGCGAGCGTCCTTGGAGAGGAGGTTACGAACTGAGGATTCGTTGATCCCCATCTTCTCAGCGATGACCGTGTTCGGAAGTCCAGCCTGCTTCATGCGGACAGCTCGTGAAATGTCTCCCGCCCGCTTCTCCTCGCCGAGGTGCATACCAATGGCTCGGAACTCGGTTGTGGACATTCCCCAGCCTCGAGCAATCTCGGTGTCGCTCAGGCCCTGGTCGCGAAGGCGCTGTCTCTCGGCGAAGAATCCTTTAGCGCTCTGGTAGGGATCCTTGCCCGAACCCCAGGGGTACCGTCCCGAATGGCGGGGGGTGCCGTAGTGAACGAGAATATCGTCCGGAAGCATTGAACCTCCTGCTCTAGCCCTCAGGCATCTTCGAGCTTGATGTCGTCGATAAGCTTGCTGAAGTGAACGATCTTGTCGATGATATGCCCGAGCTCATCAACATCGGGCTCTTCAACCATCACCTCGTCGTTCTGGTAGATCCGCAGCTCTGCTGAAATATCGCCGGGACGTACGTCGTACTCCAGGCAGAAGATGGCCGCATAGATCTTGAGTTGGGTCATGCTGACGTGAGTCGTTCCCGTCTTCAGATCATGGATCCTGAGAAATCGAGAACCTTCGTAGAATCGGATGGCGTCAGCGGTCCCGTACACGTTCGGGGAATAGTAAAGAACTTGCTCGGGGGTCATGCGATACCCGATGGCGTCGTTCACGTAGGCGTTGAACGTCACCTTGTTGCGGGGCATCCGCATTCCGAGGCGAATGTGCTCTGCGGCCATCGCGTGAAGACGAGTTCCGATGGCTGCGGCCTGAGCCGTGCGGTAGGACTCGATCAACTTGGCATCGTCGTAGTTCACCCAGTGATACTTGCTGGCACTCAGAAACGCGTGTGCGCCCTCAAGCCTCGAGTGATCGTTGAACTTCATCTAGAATGTGCTCCTTGTTGGATGGATCGATGAACGCGGCGTAGGCCATGTCGTCCATCTTGGATACATACCAATCCTGGTTCGGACGGTGCTTGGCCTTGGGGGAGGCCTTTACCTCGAGGGCGGCCCATCGGTCTCGATGGAGAACGAGGAGATCAGGAACACCCTGCTTGTAGTTCGGGTCGTTCTTCAAAACCATACTGCCCGGAAGCCGGTTCTTGATCTCCTTGATGAGCTTGGCCTGAAAGTCTCGTTCGAGCATGTCGACTCCGGTAAATCGATAGGAGATGATCCTCCTTCATTATAGTACATGTTGCGTAGGCGATATGGTGGGTATGGAAGATCTTGGATCGGGGGATACGAAGCACGTCAGAGCCGAACATGTTACAGATGTTACTGGTGTTAAAACTGTGGCGTAACCTGTAACTGGTGTGACTATTTGTGACTGGTGTGACAGGAGTAAACGATTCTAGCCAAATCCGGTACTTTTCCTATACTGCTATAATTTTCTATATTTCTCTCTCTCTTTTTATTATTTATTTTCTAAGTAGTAAGAAGTAAGGATTTGGCTTCTAGGGGGTACAAAACCGCGTAATTCCAACGAAAAGTCCAGAAGCCAAATCTGAAATCGGAGCCGCAAAACTGGCTGGGAGGCCAAAAAACAGCCAAAACCTGTCGAGCCGAACGTGTCGAGAGGTGGCTGCTAGCCCTCCACAGCCGTTTTTTTTTCGTCAATGGGGGCTAGCAGCCATTTTGTTTTCGGCTGCTCAGGCCCGGCCAAGGGCCCAAGATTTCTCGTTGAACACCTCCTTTCGGCCCTGAGCACGTCTGATAGCGAGATCTATGTCGCTCTGAGTGTACAGAAACCAGTACCTCAAGTTCGTGTACGGGGTGTTCATACGGTCGATCCGCCCCATGCACTGCTGCGTCTGGCGCCAGGAATACGACAGACTGAAGAAGATCATGCAATCGGTCGTCACGCAATTCCACCCCTCAGCACCCGAGGCGTAGTTCACCAAGTACGCCCATGACTCCCCCTCCGGCAAGGCCTCGTGCTTGTGGCCGTTGTACTCCCTCACAGATACCCCTGAGAGGCCGTGTAAGCCACGTAGAAGCTCTAACTCGTAGTCGAAGGAGTAGAATACGATCACTCGCTTAAAACGCCTCAGAATGGCTCTCACGCGTTCCATACGAGCCTCGTTGTCGTTCACCATGCGTCTGGCCGCATAGCACAGTGCTCCGGCATCCTCGATGGGCTCCATCTTCCAAGGATCGAAGCGGTCCCTCATCAAGGTCTTGAACGCCATTTTGTCATAAGGCACATCCACCCACTCGATGATTCGGCGCGTGTGGCGCTTATCGGGCATCGAAACGGTCACGATGCGCTTGAAACCCTGGAGTTTGCTCTGGTTGTGCCAACGTTTCACCTTCGGGTACTTCGCGAAACGGTCCCACTCTACGTGCTGCTCCACGAAATCGGTCTTGTTGCGGTAGAACCCGTGCGCGAGAAACACGTTGAGGTAGTCCATCCAGTCGTCCCCGGGCGTAGCGCTCAGGAGGATCCAGCGGTTCTGGCGGGCTATCTTCACGAATGCCCTCCCCCAAGCCCCCTGACCGCCTCCACGAGCTTCGTCGAAGATGAAGAACGCCTTCCTAACGCCCTTGTACTTGGCTATGTTGTTCCAGGAGTCTATGACGACCCTGTACCCCCTCTCCTCAAGACCCATACGAACGACCTCGTCGTGCCATTCGCGGTCATTCCTCTTCTTGGCCGTGCAAATTATATAAACCATGGCGGGTGCCCCGGAGGGCGAAGTGGACCGGGGGGTCTCATACGACTCGACGATATACGCCAGAGCCGTAAGAGACTTCCCGGAACCCACTCCGCCCTTCAGGATGCACCCGTCGGTCATCTTCTGCAAGGCCTCTTGCTGGTGACTCCAGAGCATCACGCCCATGAGTCCAGTTCAAGAGCCATCTGCGTCCAAGCCTCCTTCCGATTGGCCCAGGATTGTCGTACGCCGTCTGAACGGGAGCGTACGGCGAGGTTCTCCAGGCGATTATCCCGCTTGTCGCCATTGATGTGGTATACGTGCTCGTCGGGGCTCAGAGGACCTCTGAACGCCTCCCAGACCACGCGGTGCAGGTAATATGTCCTACTTCCGCTCAAGGTTGGGAGATTGACTACCAGATAACCGTTGTCCTTCTCGAAGGTCCGGTAGTAGTATCGCTCATTCCGAGTGCGACAGACACCGTCGACGGACACTTCGACGCGTTTCCCATCGCCCACGGGAGCCCATACGCGGCCGCTCAAATCGCCGTCACGATCACTGAGGGATCGGTGTAGCGCTCGAAGACGTGCTTCCCCTTCTCGAACAGCTGCGCCCCGACGACCGAGACGCCTTTCGGATCCCAGACCGTCAAGACATACCGGTCGAGATCGGAGCACCACCCCCAGCTCCAGGTGACGTGGTCCCAGCGCAGGCGCCCTGTCGGCCGGTTCACGATGACTGTCTCGTCGATCGCCCCGCTCAGGTACTCGTCAACCGAAAATGTATTCATCCCACTCACTGACTGCTCCAATCGCCTTGGCTGCTTCGTACTTGCGCTTCTCGGGGGTCTTCTCGAAACTCGCCGCCGAGTACCCCATTGCTTTGGCAAGGCCTATGCCTCGCGTGTAGATCATGGCGTCGTGGAGATCCATGATCCGGATGTTCTCAAGCGTGAGGGGGCCATCGGGATCGTCCAGGACAACCCTCTCCCCCTTATCCAGTGGACGGATCCAAGCGTCCGCCATGAGCCTGGCAACGCCGACGTGAACCCGTGTTCTCCCCTTGCACAGGGTGACATAAGGCGTCTTCCGATTCTGACCTGTGGTCCCCCACTTATACCTGAACCCGTCGGAGATCTTACGCACCACCCCGTCAAGGCTCACGCAATGGGCGAACCACTCATAGCACTGCCGGTAGTCCTCGGTCATGGTCCAAGGCTCGAGCTTGGCTCGCTTGACCTCGTGGGGCGACGTGACGAAGAGATTCGACAGACGGCAGTCCTCGACATCACCATTCAAGGATTTGACGAATTTGCCTCGTGGAAGCTTCTCTCCGTGGAATGTCTCCCATACGATTCGTCGCAGGGGGACGGTGCGCCAGGCTTTCGTTCCCGAGGGAGTCTTAGCGCCGATGGGGTGCAGAGTCGCGCAGGGCTCAGCGGTCGTGGCGCGATTGCGAATTCGCATCGGATGGTTACGCGGAGTCTTGTCTGAGGTCCGTCTGATGTTCCCGAGATCGCTCACCTCGGTGTTCTCGTAGTACGTGGACTCGACCCACCTCTCAGTCATCCGAGAGCTCCGCGTGGTAATGGTAGATCGTGCGGTCGAGCTCATAGCGCTTGTTGACCAGGCGAGGGCGGTGCAGGCGATGCTTGCGGAGCATGATGTCCAGGAGCTTCTGAACGCTGTGCTCGCGCTCCTGCCAGTGCCGAGTCTCGGTATGCAAGTTGCCGTTGTGATCGGTGTGAGTCAAGTGAAATACGATAGTCTTCATCAGCGTGCTTCTTCCGTACGATCGTGCTTCCAGACGGCCTTGATCTCGTCCTCGGTCTCCGTGATGGTCCATCGCTTATCGCTGTAGTGGACCACGTCTTCTATGATGTCGCCTTCGAGGAACATGTTCGGATACGTCACCGGGATGCACCACTCGCCGTCCAGGACAGTCACGGGTCCCGTGATCTCGTCCACAATGTCAGGTGCATCCTTGACGCAGGTGCGGAGAATCATGAGACCTTCCAATCGAGATTGTGGAGAAGTGTCTGGAGCTCCTCCTGGGCAGTGATCAGAGCCGGAGTAACGGGGAGCGACTTCAGCTCCTCGAGATATGCGTGGGCCGTGCGATAGTCGTTACGCAGGAATGTCTGATCCTCGTTCCAGGGATCGACGTACAACCTCCAGAAACGGGAGGTGATGCGAGTCCACTCGACGATAACGCGAATGCGGTCCATTTCAGATCGTCTCCCTCAGGGTCTTCTTCAAGGTGGTGCGAATGGAGGTCCAGACGTCCCTGGTCTGGAATACGAGTGCGAGAAGATCCGAGACGTCGGCGTCCTCCACGAGAAGCGGAAGGTTCTGAGCGTCCTCCTCAAGGCGGTCGAGGGCTCGAATGTGGTTCTTGCACTCCATGGCGTCTCGAGCCATCTTCGAGATCACGTCGTTTGTGAAATGGGCGGTGTCGAGGGTGGCCGACCAATACGAGCTCATTCGCTGGGCCTGCGATATCGAGTACTGGACCCGCTCGAGAATCTCGTCGTAAGTCATTGTGTGTTCCAATCTTTGTAGTAATACAAAAGTTCGATGCTGTGTGAACCCGGGGGCCCAATGTCTCCAGAGGTCCCCCGGGTTCGAGTGCCGTCTCAGACGATGCCTGAGAACAGCGTGTAGAACGCGTCGTCGCTGATGATCACGACGTCACGAGATCCGACGTGCACGGTCCACATCCCGTTCCTCTTCTCGGCTTTCACAACCGCCCCCGCTCTAGTCTGATAGTACCCGGAGAGGTTCTTGGTTGACGGATACCGCATCAGCGTCTCCTGACTCTCTCGATCTCCCGTTCGATATACCACCGAGCCTTCTCCAGATCCTCGACGTGCTTGTCGGGATCCTTGCGTCCCGCACGGCAGACGTACTTCACGACATTGCCGGCGCAGAACGAGAGATGCTCGGTGAGGTCGATCACCTCGGCACCGTTGCTCCAACCATCGGCGTAATGCGACGGATGCGAGACGTTATCCGAGTTCTCGGCAAGATCGAAGTCTGAGGCCGGCAAGGTCTTCTTCACCTCGAGACGCTCCTTGATTCAGCGCCACTCCTCCGGCGGCTCCTCTTCCTCTGGAGCAGGCGGGTTGTAAATCGCATCGAGCTCGTCCGTGGCGATCGTGATATATGCCTTGTCGAGGTATGCTGTGCAGAACTCAAT